GGAGAGTGAGTGTTAATGGCAGGTGTAGTGGAGTCGAGCGAGAGCCCGGTACAGTTGAAGGCGTTCTGTTACTGGTATCAGAATGGACGGCCGTCGGACAAGACCGTCGCTGAGGAGACCGGCTTCCATTACCGTACCATAGAGGAGTGGAGAAACAAGTTTAGCTGGCGCAAGAGGGCCGATAAGCTGGATGAGTCCGCCAACGAGATGGTGAACAAGAACCTGATCTACGGCAAGGTGGACTTCTGTGTCGGTCTCGCTTCCTATATAGAGGCGGGCATACTGGAGGCCATGCAGGATACGGCTTTGATGTCGAGCATGGTGAAGAAGCCTGCAGACCTGGATAAACTGCTTGATATAAGGGACAGGCTCGCGGGGCTCGAGAAGACCCGTGGACGTGGCCGCAAGGGTATAAAGGACGATGCTCCAGCACCGGATCCTCTGGGAGACATGTTCAGGGATATAAGGGGCGAGGGACCGAATGATTAGGACCGTCGAGATAGACGGGGAACAGATACCCCTTTCCCTGGTGGAGAAATGGCAGTACGAGAACAGGGTCACCCTCATCCCGGGTACTATTCGGCAGCATTATGAGGAGTATTACCGGAAGGAATTGATGAAGGCTCACCGCAAGGGCGAGGAAGCCAGGGATGCCCTCATGAGGAAGTTCTGCCTGGAGGATCTCTATTTTCTCTGCGTATATGTCCTCGGATGGGAGCATATGCGTACCGACTGGGACTTCGCACGGTGCTGGGAGGTCTACTGGGAACCGGACGAACATCTCGACCTCTGGGCGAGGGAACATCGAAAGACTTCCATCATAACCACCGGCAAGACAATACAGGAGATACTCGAGGACCCGGAGCTCACCTTCGGGTTCTTCGCTTTCAATACCACCATAGCGGAGGACATGCTCTTCGCCATCATGCAGGAGCTCGAGTCGAACGAGAAGCTAAAGGCGCTCTTTCCGGATGTCCTGTGGGCAGACCCGAAGAAGGAGGCCCCTTCCTGGTCGAAGCAGAAGGGCATACTGGTAAAGAGGAAGAGCAACCGCCGTGAACGCACCATAGAGGCCTGGGGGCTCGTGGATTCACAGCCTACGGGCAAGCACTACGACCGGCTCATCTTCGACGACCTCGTGACGGACAAGAACGTTACCACTCCGGAGCAGGTGCAGAAGGTCATCCGTGGGTGGGAGCTCTCGCAGAACCTCGGTGTCACTCCCATAGAGGGTGTGACCAAGGGTGGAGTCAGAAGGTATATAGGAACGAGATATTCCCACGACGATCCATACTCGGAGATCATCCGGAGGAACGTGGTCACCCTTCGTGAGTATGCGGGTGAATATAAGGATAAGGACGGCAACTGGATGGGCATAGGCCCTCTCTGGGGACGGGACGTTATCGGAATGAAGCGTACCACCATGGGGCCTCGTACATACGCCTGTCAGATACTCCAGAGGCCGGAGGAGGCAAGCCACGGAGTCTTCGAGCGTTCCTTCGTAAGGCCCTGGTCTGCGGAGAACTACCGCAACATGAACCTCTACCTCTTCGCCGATCCAGCGGGAGAGAGGAAGAAGGGAAGCGACCGGACGGCCATAATGATCATCGGCTTAGGCGCGGACCGGAACTACTACTGGGTAACAGGGGTACGGAGACAGATGGGGTACGCCGAGAGGAAGGCCCTCATCTTCAAGTGGAACCAAGACTACCCCATACTGATAAATTTCATAGAAGTTCACGGGAAGGACACGGAGATCGTGGGCATGAGGGAGGAGATGCAGCGGCTCAACTTCCATTTCGATATCGAGAAGCTCTCAGACCCGACTCCGAAAAAGGACCGCATATCCGACTGGATCTCCCTCTGCAAGGAGGGGAGGTTCTTCTTCCCGAACCACATAGGCCACAGGTCGGACGAGGGAGTGGACGAGAACCTGGTGAACGTGATCATAGAGGAGGAGGCCCTGAGATGGCCCGCCATACTCCATGAGGACGGCATCGACTGCCTCTCCCACATAACCAGGCCGAGGGCCCGGGAACTCATGATGGCCCCGAGGATCTCGGGCATGGAGGACATACCGGAGACCTGTGACAATTCCATGGACATGTTCGACATGGATACAGAAGACTACTACGACTAAGGGAGGTTGTTCAGATGAGCGGACTGTTAGGCAAGAGTAAGCCAGCCCCAGAGCCGGATCCCCTTCCTCCGCAGACACCGGAGGAGGTAACCGATCTTTCAAGGAGGGGCTTCCTTTCCAAGGAGAAGAGGCGCAAGGGCAGGAGTTCCACCATCCTCAACCCGTGGACCAGTAAATCCGGCGGATGGCTCACCGGGAAAACTGGCAAGAAGACACTGACAGGAGAATAGGCCATGGCAGGCACAAGGGGATCTGGAGAGAGAAAGGAACTCTGTGGCTCTCTCCGTAAACTACATACGGCAGCGAAGGAAGCCCGGCGGGGTCACGAGGACATCTGGAACAGTCTGTCCAAGTACGTGGTCACCCGCTCACAGAAGGTCGTCCCCGGAGCCTCCAAAGGATCCAGACGGGACACCAACATATACGACAGCACGGCCATTCAGGCCAACGGACGGTTCGCCTCCACCCTTTCCTTCCTCATAACCAATCAGTCTACCGACTGGATAGGGACGGAGATACGGAACAAGGCTGCCAGGGATAGCAAGCCCTTCAGGGAGTACGTGGACAACGCCGACTCTGAGATGCTATCCGCCTGTGCGGAGAGTAACTTCTATCCCGTGGCGGACGAGTTCTTCATGGATTACTCCGGCATGGGAACGGGCATCATGTTCGTGGAGGAAGGGAAACCGGGGGAACCCCATATCGTCTGCAAGTCCCTTCCCCTCTTCGAGTGTTCCTGGACGGAGAACCGCTTCGGAGTACCAGATGCCCTCTACCGGGAGTACACCCTCACGGTCCATCAGATAGTGAGCGAGTGGGGGCTCAAGAACGTGAACCGGAAGGTCAGTCAGCTCTACAAGGACAAGGAGAACTGGCAGACCGAAATAACCATACTCCACTCCATATTCCCGAGGAAGATGGCGACATCCATGCTCGGGAGACGGTCGAGGAACTTCGAGTACGCCTCTATCTACATGATCTACGAGGGCGACAACGACCACGTCCTGGAGGAGTCCGGATACTCGGAACAGCCCTTCATGATAGGCAGATACCGCAAGGCTTCGGGAGAGACGGTGGGACGGGGACCGGGTGAGGAGTGTCTCGCAGACATAATCACCCTCAACACCATGTCCAAAACCAACCTGAAGATTGCCCGTAAGAACGCCGATCCTGCATGGGACCATGAGGCCAACGCCTATATAGGAAGGCTCAAGACCGGTGCAAATGCCGTCAACATAAGGCAGAGGGGATACGAACCGGCCAAGCCCATGACGGAGTCTGCTAACCTGCCCTTCGCCCTCGAGATGGAGGACAGGAGACGGGAGAGCATAAAGAAGTCCTTCTACGTGGATGTCCTCCAGATACCGCAGCACGACAGGATGACCACCGTGGAGATCGAGAAGTACCGCGAAGAGGCAATGCAGATCCTCGGCCCCGCCTTCGGGCGGATATGCTTCGAGTTCCTGCAGCCCCTCATCGTTAGGATATGGGGCATCCTCTACCGCAAGGGTGTATTCGGGGAGTCTCCCATACCCCTGCGTCCGGGCATGTTCGTCATCCGTTACAACTCACCCCTCGCAAGGGCACAGAAGGCTCAGGATCTTCTGGCTCTGGACAGGGCACTGGGAAGGCTCGGACCCTACATGGAGATAGCCCGTGACGAGATCCTCGACTGGGTAGACTTCGACGAGATAACCCAGTGGGTATTCCGCCTCGAGGGTGTGAAGAACAAGCTGGTCAGGAGCAAGGACGACGTGGCAGCCAGAAGAGCTCAGAGGGCCGAACAGCAGATGCAGGAAAGAATGATGATGATGGCCCAGATGGGAGCCAAGACCATGAAGGATGCCAGCGGAGTGGACATGGGCAACCTGGAGAGGATGGCAGGATAGATGCCGGCCGAAAAGGATGCCTATAAAGAATATCTCGCCATGAAGGACAAGTTCCGTATAGTCCTCGGTGGCGACGGACCGGGTAAGGAAGTCCTGGAGGAGATAAGAAAGTATGTCTCCTACGGTCCCGAGGAACTGGCGAACCTTTCATCCGACCACGGCAAGATAGCCTTCTACGCGGGGCAGCAGGCCTTGATCGGGTGGATAGAACTGATGATAGAACCTATTCCCCAGGAGGTGGCGGAGGAGGAGGCCGAGAGAGAATCGGAGCCCGAACGTCCGGACACCTTCGAGGAAAATATGGAACTAGAGGAGTGATGTAACAGTGTTAGGAAAAGGTTATCTCCGGCCCATGCTCGACATCGATCCGGGTGGCGGAGCAGGTGGGGGAAGCGGAGGCAATTTCCTTGACCTTATCGAGGATGCGGACCTGAGGTCCAGCCCTTCCCTCGAGAAGTTTCAGGGCAAGAGCGTCGACGACTTCGTCCGCAGTCACATCGAACTGGAGAAGTTCCAGGGTAACTCCATAAGGATACCCGGGGAGGATGCCTCTCCCGAGGAATACGCCAAGATCTACGACAGGCTCGGAAGGCCCAAAGATCCCGACGGATACTCCATCAAACTTCCCGACAATGCACTCGACACCGAGAAGGAGGCCCTTGGAAGGATACTCACCAAGGCTCATCTTCACGGTCTCAACGACTCTCAGATGAAGGCCCTCTACGAGGAGTTCAACACCATCTCGGAGGAGCAGAACAAGGCCCTCACCGACAGCATGCTGGCCAACGCCAACAAGTGCGAGCAACAGCTCCGCAACGAATGGGGAGAGGATTACGATGCCAACGCCGATGCGGTGATGAATTTCGTGCAGAGTGTGGAAGGACTGGGCGACGAACTGGACAGGGCCAAGGTCTCCAACTCCCCCATCCTGGCGAAGGTCCTCCTTGAGATGGCGAGTCTCGACAGGGAACCCGACCTGAAGGGTGGCAGGATCTTCAAGGGAGGGAAGGACCCCGTCCAGAGATACAAGGAGCTCAACGAGTCCAAGGAGTTCTGGGAGAGAGCGAGGTCGAAGAACCCCGACATTGCCCACGCCGCAGCAGAGGAGCGTATAGCCCTCCTGAAGGAAGTGGAGGCATACAAGAGAAACCACATGGATTAATGGCCCGACGGCCCGAGAGGATACCCGGAAGGTCATATCGATAGAACGGGGAGCGAGGACAACTCTTCGGAGCCCTTCTCCGACAATGCACCAGGGACGATTAGCAGGAGTCCGTGACACATACGGGCAACTCCGGTGAAAGTTTACAGCAACTAACTTTTATTGGAGGTGACATCATGGCAGTAACCATACCGACCTGGGCGGTCAATGCCTTCAAGGATAGCGTAAGGCATGTCCTCCAGGAGACCGACTTCCTCTTCAGCGGGGCGGTCGACATCGAAGTGCAGGAGAAGGAGTACGACTCCTACGACTATCTCGGAGCAGTATCCTTCCGTGACACCGAGAGCAGGCATCAGGACACCGTCCTCGATGAGGCAGAGTATCTCCGCAGGTGGTGCTTCACCACTGAGAGAACCTATGCCACATTGCTCGACGACAAGGACATCATGAACATGCTCACAAGCCCCATGAGCAAGCTCGTCAAGGCCGTGGTGAACGGCTACAACCGGAAGAGGAACTACGTGTGCGCCACAAGGTTCTTCTCCGATGTCCGCACAGGAAAGACTCCCGATACCGGGACCACTTCCTGGAGTACCGACACACAGGTGGCAGTCACCTTCGGTAACGGCTCCACCGCTGCAAGACTGACCCTGAAGAAGATCATCGAGGCCAACCGCATCGCTGACTACTACAAGTGGCCCGTGGAAGGGCGTTACTTCGGGATAACCTCCCAGCAGAAGAGCGACCTCCTCAACATGAGCCAGATCCAGTCCTCCGAATACAACGGTGTGAGAGCCCTTATCAACGGTCAGGTCGATACCTGGCTCGGCTTCCACTTCGTCCAGTGCGAGGACTTCACTACCGATAGTTCCGACTATCGTGAGTGTCCTTTCTGGCACAGGGACGGGTTCCTCTTCGCAGAGGGCAGAAGGCTCGACATCGACATCAGCCCCAGGGCGGACAAGAACAACAGCCTGCAGCTCCTCGCGAAGGCCGACATGGGTTCCATCCGCATGGAAGAGAAGGCAGTGGGCAAAGTCCTCTGCTCCGAAGCATAGGACGGGAGGTGAAATAGCATGTCTGCTTCTACAGTTTACGGCGTAAACGAGACCCTCAGACTCGCAGGGACCCTTATCGACTACCAGAAGGTAGGAGGCAAGGCCAAGGTCCTCACCGAGAGATACTACTCCACCGCCATCGAAGCCCTTTCCACCATAACCTGCCCCAAGATCCCCAAAGGGGCCGTCATCATAGGAGGCTGGCTCTCCACAGAGGCACTCGGCACAGGGGCTACCATGACCGTCAAGGCTGGTGACACCGCCATATCCTCTGCACTCGCAGTGGCTACGGCAGGAGTCCACTCCCTTGACAAGATATATGCGCTCGATAACGGACCTCTTACCGCAGATACCCAGATCACCATCTACACAGGTGGTGCGACTCTCACAGCGGACAAAGAGATCCTTCTCACAATTCTTTACACCACTCCTTAACACCCTTCACGACTACTCACCTAATCCCTACACCGGGGCAGGGGCTTCATCGCTCTTGCCCCCCTTTTTTTTGTAGATGAAGAGAGAGGCGAATCTATGAGAGATAACTTCATGAGAGTGGAGGGGCCGAGGCCGGACTTCCCGGAACCCGAGTGCCCTCTCCTTATAGTCGGTTCCGGCAGGGGAATGTGGCACGACCTGGCTTTATACTGCTTATTTCATAAAAGATCCCATGTAATGCTCGTGAACAGGGCCATAGTGGACTTCAAGGGTCCCGAGTTCCTCGAGGTGAAACATGCCGTATGCCTCGACGAGAACTGTGTGGAACTGTACAGACAGATACGGCAGAGGATCCGCAGGGTCGACGACGACATAGAGCTTACCCACTCGTGCGGTGGGAAGTGCGATGTGCGGTGGATCTTCGACCTCAATTCAGGAGACAGGCCGAACGACAGCGGGGCCTTCGCTACCGCCGTCGGCATGGCTTTAGGATATAAAAAGATGATACTGGTGGGAGTCCCCCACGACGGATGCGGTCACTACTACGGCCCTCCTCACGAGGATCTCTCTCATCTGGGGCTGCCCTTCCGGAACGAACACTGG